CTCATACAGGGAAAGGGTACTGTCAATAACCCCGGACACCTTTTCCCAGGCATCCCCGTCCCCCTTGAGGGTTTCGGTAAGGTTCTTGACGCTGTCCCCAATGCCCTTGACCCCGGCCCACCCGTCGGCAAGCGTGACATTGCTCTTCTGGAGTATCTTCTGGTATTTCGTATAAGAGCCGATGAGCGCTTCCACCTGGGCACGCTGGGAGTCATCAAGAGGGTTCTTCGTGTCATCCAGCATCTTCTGGAGTGAACGGATTTTGTCCTTGATGCCATCCAGTCCTATGAGGTCAAGTTCAATTTTCAGCTGCTTATCTGAGAGGCCTTCAAGCCCGCTCAGTTCCAACTGCATCTCCGGGAGGGAAGAGATATTCTCCATCATCTTCCTCTTTTCCTGAAGGGCGAGGATGGTTCGCTGGATGCCTGCCACTTCCGAGGCGGAGGCCTGTTTCTGGCGGGCCTGGTAATAGGCAATGGCCATATCCAGATCCTCTATGGAATTCAGCGTCCCAATTTCCCCAGGGGCGTTGATGGCGGCAGCCGTATCATCCCATTTCTTCTTTAGTTTCTCAAGGGAATTGATGCGCCCCTGGATGTTTGCCCTATCCTCTTCGGCCGCTTCCCTCAATTCGTCCTGATAGTAATTGAGGGCCGTTTCCAGCTGGGCATAGGTCTTGATCTGGCTGTCATCCCCCCCAGGGTTGAAGCCGGTCTCCATCGTCATCTTGAGGGTGTTCAGCCGCTTTATCTCGGCATCAATGCCGGCAATATTCTCAGCGGAAGCATTCCTCCTGAGCCCCTGTTGGAAAGTAATAGCCTTGTTTACGTCCTCCAGGGTGTTCAGTTCCGTAGGCACCCCTGCAGCATCCATCAATGCCTTGATGGCATCCTGTTTCTCTTGCAGCTTCGCTATCTCGGCGGAGTATTCCTGGATGAGCGCGGTTTCGGTCGGTTTGACCTTCTCAAGCGCATTCTGGTAGAACTTGATATTGTTCCCCAGCTCTTTATATGTGGCGGCGTTTTGGATCAGCGCGGCCCCGTCATATTTATCCTTTTCAGATCCGGAGGATGTGTCAAGGCCGTAAGCCTGCTTAAGGGCCTTTGCGCGGGCCTCCATCTGTTTGAGTGTAGCAGCTTCCGCCCTGGCCTTCCCGGGGTCATCCCCACCGGCAAGGCTTTCCACAAGGGCCTTCTGGTCCTTGATGGCTTTTTCCAGGTCGGCGAGATTCATATCCTTCCAGGAGGTGACGGCGGCCGTTCCCCCGGCCCTTATCTGCTCCGCAAGGCGGTTAGCCTCCTGCATTGCGGCAGTCATCTTCTCGGTCAGGTTGTCAACGGCATCGGAAGCGTCCTTCATATCCTTCTGGGCTTGCGTCCACTCTTTGCCGTGTACCCACTCATGGCCTTTGCGCTTGGTGCCGTAGCCGTCGGTATAATATCCTTTCTTCCAGTGGCCGTTGTCATAAACGCTGTTGGCATGGGCAGTTGCCTCTTCCTTCTTTTTGATGGCCTCCGCAAGTTCGGCCTTATACTCATTGGCCAGGGCCTCATAAGCCAGCTGCTGGCAATACTCCTTGCTCTTGGAGGTCAGGATGTCATACCACTCAGCGGCGGAACTGTAAGTCCCGAAGGCTTCCCCATATTTGCGGTTGAGCTCCGCCACTTTGTCCCCCTCGCGGCCCTTGCTCTTAATAAGGTCTTCCAGGGCAACGATGTCAGCGGCAATCTCCGCCCTCGCATCGGCAGCGGCCCTCTTATAGGCATCCTGCGCTTTGTTCACCTCCCCAATCTCATCCGCCGCATTCTTGGACCGGCTGAAAAGGCGCGCAAGCAGCTCTATGACGGCCGATATGGCCAAGGATAGGCCGAGGGTCATCGCGGCCTGCAGGGCAATGATCTGGGCCTTAAGAACGCCCGTGGCCGTGGCCGCCTGGAGCTCTGACACCCCAAGGAGCCTTGCCGCTATGGCCTGCGTCCGCTGTGCGGCCGTCAGGGCAAGCGTATGTACCTTCGCGATGAGCTGCTTGGCCCCAAGGGCCTGGAACGCGGAAGCAAGTCTCATAACCCCGCTTGCCGCCATAGTGATTTCCGCAAGGACGGAGACAAAAGGCATTGCCCCCTGGACCGCCTTGCCAATCTGTTCCTTGACATCGCCAATGGCGTTTGCCGTCTGCTGCATCCTGCCGGAGGGGGTCTTGGCCATCGCCTCATTCATACCGGCGACCGACTGCTCCACGACCTCCGCAAGGACGGCGGCACGCTCGCTTTCCTCCCCGTATTTCAGGATGTATTTCTGGGCGTCATCGAACTTGTATCCGTAGCGGGAAAGTGCTTCCGTCTGGCCGTTCATCACCTTGCCCAGCATGGTTGCAATCTGGGTGGCGCTCTCGGCGCTGGCCCCAAGGCTCAGCTGCTGGGCCACCATATCATTCAAGACCGGGATTATGGTCTTGAGACTGTCTGAGAATTCCAGGTAGGTGGCCAGCTCCTGGGCGGCCGCCAACTGGACTTCATCCCCGACAACTCCAAGCTTCTGCTGGGCGGCCGTCAGGTCCTTGATTGCCTGGATCTCTTCATCGGTCGCCCCCATCGTGTTCCGCATCGCCTGGGCGAGGCGGGTTTCCGCTGATTCCTGGGCGGCGTATGCCGATGAAAAGCCGGCGAGTATGTTCTGGAGTTGGGAAAAGGCATTGGTGGCACTCTCCAGGAGCTGCGTCTTGGAAGCAAGGCTGACCATCTCTCCCTTCAAGTCCTTCACCTCGGCTTGTATGGAAGAGAAAGCGGCCCCGAGTTCCTGGGCGTCAACGGTGACGCTCTTCAACTCATTGGTGCCCTCTATCTTGATCTTGAATGTTACCGTGTTTGCCATTTCCTAAAAAATTCTTATCTTTGTCTCTGTATGAGAGAATTCCTTCATAGCCTGTTTGGCCTGTTCCATCTGATGGGGCCGTTCTGGTCTGTGCTTTTGGTCCTCTCCACACTCTTCATCGTGTGGATCTGCGTGAAAAGCATTAGGGATGACCGTGCGGGTAAGACGGATGTTAGTTCTTTCCCGGAAACCCTTCACTTCGTAGTTGAAGACAATTCCTGCAGCCAGGAATAATCACTTTTTCAACCTTCCCAAAACTTCCCTCATTCTGTCAGGGCTACTTGTGCCCTTGGGAACAGCCGCTTGTTTCCCCTGATATTCTTTATCCCAGGGCAAGGGGAATCTTTCCTTGGGGTTGATGGGCTGTTTACTGAACAGGGCTGCCACCGAAATGATCTGCGCCCTTGTCTGCTCCCATCCTTCACGGAAGCGCAATTCTTCCAAAGCGTTGTTTTTCTCTACTATCCTGGTAAACTCCAGTGGGGTGCATTGTTCAAAGTCCTTCCGGCTCATCCCTACGCGCCCCACTGCAATTCCCAGAAGCGTTTCAATGTCCGGGGTTACTTCTGTTCCTCCGGACTTTTTTTTTGCCCGCCATCCTCCGCTTGGGCGGCAAGGCCCTTGATGAATTCCTGCAGGGCATCCGCATCCAGCGAGTCCGCGAACAACTCAAAGGATTCCTCAAAGGGCTCCCCATCGGCATTGCAGGCGCTCTTGATGCAGCACCAGAACAGCAGGATCAGGTCAGCGATGTCCCCGTCAGTTATTACGGACACATCGCGGCCGGTCTCTTTCTTGAAACGGACCATGGCTCCCATTGTCATACGGCAAGGGAGCTCACGGCCCTTATAGACGATCTTCCTCATGGCTTACTCTCCAGGCTGGGCAGTTGCCAGAAGGTCAATCTTGGTTTCATCTACCTCGACGGCACCGTCATTGTCCAGGGTGACGGAGTAGGTCGCGTCTTCCCCTGCAGGGGCGGTGTTCTCCAGCGAGGAAATGATGAAATTACCGGTGCAATACGGCGTATTGTCGTTCTCGCGCTCGAAAAGGGCCACCGGGACAGATTTGCCTTTAGCCCATTCGCCCAGGATCTTCTTGAAGCCGCTTTCACCTTCCTGGTAAAAGCAGAGGCCGTCTGCCTTGACCTGAACGGAAAGGCCGGTCACCCTCTTTTTCTTGAAGAGGGAGGCAGAGGATGCCTGGACATTCGCGGCCGGCTTGACGGCCACGTCCTTGGTCTCCGTGTTGAAAGTCGCGGTGTGGGAGGTACAGTGACCAATGGCGCCACCGGCTACCTTCATCAGGAGGTCACTACCGTTTACGTAATTATTCATTTTGAAATACTGTTTAATAGTTGTTTAATCATCGATAAAACGCCCGTACAACCGGGCATATAGAACTTAAGGAACAGGCGCAAGGCCACATACAGGATGGCAGCTATTCCTGCATACATCAAAGTTTTCTGCCCCCAGGAAAGGCCCTTAATCTGCGTCTGTTCCCTGACGTCCTCAGTTGATTCAGTCTCCGATTCCACCACCTCAAGATGCTCGCTTTCCATAACGGTTTGGGACGTATCCCGTTCTTCCGTCCGGACAGTTGATATGATCTGCGTTTGCTCATTGGCTGTGCTTTCCCGGCGGTTTCCGCGGCGCTCGGTAGTCCTTGACAGGAGGGGCGGGGTGCCCGTCTCCGGATCAGTCGGTTTGTCCGTGTCAAAAGTCTCGGTGACCGTCTCCACATCCTCCGTCTCCGAAAGATCCGTCTTCCGGACAGATTCCAGGCCCAGCTGGCGGATTTCCGTCCTGATGGAAAGGATGTTTTCCTCCAGCTTTCCGACCTCTTCGGCCAGGGCCTTTATTTCCTCCCGGTTCTGGGAATGGCTGGTCAAGTTCCTGCCCGCGCTGCAACTCACGAGAAACAGGGCAATTGGCAGAATGAGGGCACGATGGTATTTGTTCAACTGCATTGGTGAAGCGGTCTATCTTTCGTTGTAGGGACTTCATCTCCTTGCGTAAAGGCTCGACGACCAGCTCCATCACCATTTCGATTGACTTGCGATCGTTGTCGAGTTCACGAGACCTTACATCCGACTTCATCTGCTCCACCTCTGCCTTGAGCTTTTCCACCTCCTGGGCGTACTTGGCTTTGAGCAGACGTGACGTCAGCCAAGCCGATAACGGGGCGGCCACGAGCGCTATTACTGCAAGGAT